GATCAACACCCGCACCGTGGCAGACTCCCATAGTTGGTGAGCGTACTCGGCCCACCGCCCTGCCAGCGGCACGACCGATGCCCACACCTCAACCACATCCACCCAGTCGCCCAAGGCTTGACCACGGGCGTCCGTTCCTGTCGCAACGAACTCCTGAATCGTGACACGGTGTCGCAGTTGTTCTTTCGGGGTCAGCGTTTTTCTCGGCACAACGACCATCTCACACCCCTGGCAATACACCGATCACATTACTTTTCACGATCCGATCGTAAGCCTCTGCCACGTCGGCCGACCACGCGTCGTAGTCGAGCCGTGCACGGTGCTTGACAGCCTGTCTCAGGTCCGCCGGCACACTGGCAGCCGTGGCTCCATAACCGGCCACGTAGGTCACTGCGATACCTCGCTCGTCGCCGCGGATCGACGGCCAGTCGCACTGATACGCCAATCGAATCAGCCCAGGACGGCTACGAATATCAACCACGTAATTCGTGGCGGCCCACGTCTGCGTAGCACCGCTGGAGTCCACGTAGGTGATGCTCGTCACACTAACGATTGGCGGATGTGGCAACTGGATGCAGTAACAGGGCCACTGATCGATCTGCAACACCCATGTCTGAGTGATCAACGACCTGCCGGTATCCCGCTCGACAGCTTGCCTGGCAGCGGTCAGTACCACCGCCAGTTCCACGTCGTCAGTTGTGTGTTCGACGCGGAGATAGTTTTTCAGCTCAGCGAGAGTTATTGGCTCGCTTGCTGGCTCGCTGCTGCGGTGCAGGCTGTACTTCAACATCAGGGATTACCTCCACAGCCTGCTTGCGACGAATCATCTCATGGGCCTGTCCACGCGGGATTCCGGGATAGACCCGCCCCGCGTAGAACTTACGGCCCCACGGACTGATCCGATCCCGCGTTGCAAGAAGATCGACGTACATCGCCACACCCTCACAGGATCACTGCGACACTCGACATCACGCCCGCATGACAAGCACAGCGCCACGCTCGGCCATCGACGCCGGGGCTTCCTTGCCGCGGCTGAGCACAGCCCAGGCAGCCAGAAATGTCCCGGCACTTCCATCGCCAGCCGTAACGTTGAGATCCAGGAACCGCTTGCGGCCACGCAAATCGATGTCGAAAATCACGAACTTGTTGTCATCGCCGGCCCCGGGCAATGCCGAAACGGCGCCGTCGATGTTCTTGGCCGTTCCAACGACCGTCTCAGTGATGGCCGCCTGCCCGGAACCTGTGGTGTCCGTCTCGGTCACTTGCAGCACGGCAATCGCAATGTCCGTAGCACCGAGGTAAGCCACGATCTGGCAGAAGTCCCAACCCGCCGTGTCGATCTCCGCTGTGGTATATGCCGCGTTGTCGACGATCGCGGCCGGCGGAGTGATTGACACGTATTTCGTATTCTGTAACTGGTTCATGAAAGAACCTCCTGAGTCAAAAAACAAATCTCACCCACAGAACCCATAGAGCACTGCGGCTTAGCTGCCGGGGAACGCCACCACGATCAGGGAACTTGGCACGGTCGACGATCCCGTCTCGTGCACATTGATGCAAAAGCGTTCGATGCCGCGGATAGCAAGTTGGTCGTACGCGAAATACGCATGCTCGCTGACCATCACGCTCATCCCTCGGCGGTTGCCGAACGCCGTACCCAGCCGCAGGTCACCAAAGCAGAACACCTTCGTGCTGATCTGCGCGGTGAGCGTACTGTTGAGCACCTGGGTGAAGACCACGGGATAGCCCAAAAACAACGGCTGCCGCACTCCGTTCGCCAGTTCGGTGATCGAGTTGCCGCCGCCGGCGTCCATTAGGCGGGCCATGGAGGCGTAATAGCCGGCACGGCTGATGTACCATTTGGCGTTGGCTTCCGCGTACTGCGGCAGTTTGCCAACGATCCCTTCAAAGTCTGCCAGGTCCAGCGTGGAGAACGCCGTATTGCCGGTGAGGGCCGTGTAGATCCCACCAGCGGCTACCGCATTGAGCACCCCCACCATCCCGCCGTAGGTGCTTGTTCCCGTACCGTTGAAGCCGCATTCGTCTTCCTTGTTTGCAAAGGCGAAGGCGATCTCGTCCGTCAGGTCGTCACCGATGTTGATGATGGCGTCCTCATTCAGCTCGCTGCTGTACTTGCAGAGTGCATACAGCTTGCGGGCCGTGAGTCCGATGCTGTCCCAGGCTTTGTCGCTGGCGGTCATCGCATCGTTATCGCCAGCGAAGTAGGCCGTCAATCCACCCGTCCTGCGCGGGATATTCTTGACATCACTGCCCATGGGAACGATGCGAGATTCTCGCCGAAAAACACCGTAGGATTCCCGCAGGTTGATTACCGCAGACTCCATTTCCTCGGGCACCACAAAGCCACCTAGTGTGTTGTCGGATTCCGACAACTCAGCTCGGATCGCTACACCATGGTCGTGACACCAGGCGGCAGATCGTTCGTTTCGGAACAGCGTGGCCGCCAAAAACTGACCAGCCGTGTAGGCCCGCTCTTCCGCTTTGTCGCCCGTGTAGGCACGTAGGGTCTTGTGTCCGCCGACAGGGACAATCCGATGTGTGTTGCCGCCGGCCGGATCGTCACTCCTCGCATTGCGGAAACCGGTGATCGTCGTGGCGATCTTGTCCGCTCGCTCCTTGGCAAGATGCAGACCTGTAGCGAGTTCGCCGGCAGCGGATGGCTTGCCAATCTCGGCCAGCAATCCGTCGACCTGCTTGTGTTCGTCGTCCGAGAAGTCTCGGGACTCGTCGTCGACCAGTTTCTGCAACGCTTCGATCTGGTCAATGCGGTCCTGGATCTGCTCCCGAATTTCCTTGGCAGAAAGCCTTGGCATGATATCGTCCTCTATGTTTATTGGCCGGCCGCCAACGAAAATGCGGCGAGCCGACTGGTTTGAAATATCCACCAATCGAATCGCCGCATTAGAGAAGCGATTTTCCAGAAGGCCCGCAGACTAGGCAGCGGACCCATGTGTCAGTGCGAATTGTCGTCGTTTGGCACGCAATGTCAAGACGAACTTAGGAAATCGCCAACCTTCCACGCAGCAGACTGATCTGACTCCGGACCCTCCGGGAGGCTCGCTGGCCGGCTGCGGCGGGATCCTGCTTGGTCTTGCGAGTGCCGATCACCTCATCAATCAACCCTAGCGACAACGCCTCTTGGGCAGTCAGGTAGGTGTCTTTGTTCTGCAGTTCGCGGAACTCGGCCGCTGGCCGGCCGCTCCGGACCGCATACGTGTCGGCAATCTGGCCATCGATCTTCGACAGCACATCGGCCATCTCCCGCAAATCTTGCTCGTTACCCATCACAATCGTCCACGCATCGTGAATCATGAGTTGCGACACCTCGGCCGCTTGGATCTTGTCGCCGGCCATGGCGACCACGCTGGCCACGCTGGCGGCCAACCCGTCGATCACCACCGTGGTCTCAGCAGGAAACTGGCTGAGCTGGTTGTAGATCGACATGCCGTCCCACACATCGCCGCCCGGCGAGTTGATCCGGACGGTCAGCCGTTTGACGTCCCCGAGGTTGTCAAGATTCTGTTTGAACGACAGGGCCGTCGTACCCGTATCGCTCCACCAGTCGTAGCCGATGAAATCGTACAACAGAATTTCGGCATCACCTGCCTCGTCGGCTGCCCGAAACATCATGCGTCCACACCGCCCTGTCGGCCCCTCACAGATCCGATCTGCCAGTTTTCTTGGCACACCCAAGCCAAGCAACATGTTCGCCCGAATATCGCGGGGATGGTAACAAATCATGGTTATCCCTCTCTGATCCATTTGGCAACTTCCGTCGGTCTAGTTTCTGGCCAGCAGTCCACTGCCGACTCAATAGCCGTGGCAATCTCGTGATCTGGAGTATTCTCCAACCAGTATCGCAAGACATTCTTCGAGTTCCGACAATACCTTTCAGCCATAGCGATCGGCGTGATATTGCACGGGGCAACCGTGGCGTAGGCTTTCATGCACACCGACATAGCGGCAGCGACTTTCGGTACGAACACGTCGTACCAATTTTCGACGGCAGCCGCTGG